TCGTATCTTTAATCAACGGTGCTTTGGTTCCTCTGGGAGTCATTGATTGCCATTCACCTCGATTATTAAGTGCATAGTCTTTTTTCTGATATCTGACTACAATGGGTTCTCTGTTTACTATTGTAAATCCAGGAACATTTATATTTGGAGTTATAGTTCCATCACGAGAAGCAGTTGGGGTATTAGAGACTTTAGATTGTGTTGGAATATTCTGTAAGTTATCTACGTCATTTTGTTGTTTACGTTCATAATCTTGTACTAAAGCAAGAATAAATTTTTTAACATCTGCTGGATTGTTGATATTTCCTGGTTGTATGGCTATATTGGGATTTTCAAAATATTCTCTAGCCCAAGGAATTATATCAGTCTGTCCTGTTTTACCTTTATATATATTCCAATCATCAAAGGCTTTACGCACTAATTCTTGTGTAAGTTGCATACCCAATGCTTGTTTACTATAAGCCCTGGCTCCTGATAAACTTTTAGTTTGCATAAACCCTTTTATGCCTGATCCTACTTGCTTGATAGTATCTACTATACCTTCTTCAAGTATTTCATTAATCTTCATCTTTGATTTTCCTGATACCGCGTGAGAATTTAGCAGGATCTTGGCCTTTGATAGCATTAAGAAGACGACGCTCAAGTTCAAGAGATTGTTCAGCATCATAGTTTTCATGGATATACTTGATTAGGTTAATAGCACCATTGATGATGTTATTAGCACGTGACTCTAGGAGATTATCCTTGTCTTTGTGCGTGAGTAATTCGTCAAGCTCTGTAAGTATGCTACGGGTGCGTTTCTGCACGATTGTTACTCCAATTTAGTATATTTATCTAAATGATTTCTAAATAAATTCGCTAAATTGTCTGCAATCATCTGATGTCCTTGTTGTGTTGGATGTAAATCATCAGACGAAATAATATTAGATCCATAGAATTCTGTAATTGATATTGTTGGATCCAATATCCAACAATTTTTGGTTTCTTCAAGCATGATTTTTAGGATCTCATATTCTTTTTTAAAATCATCAATTGAAATAAATTCTCGATCTAGATTGTCGTTGGTAAAATTATTAAGATTTTGACAATTAGTATAACATTCAGCTAGATCTATACCAGATTGCAAACAATAAAATCTTATTCCTAATTGTTTACAATGTAAATTCAAACTACTTAATAAGAATAAAAAATTTTTAAAGTACCAAAATTTATTATGCCAATTTAATAACAATTCTTTACAGATAACATTTGCAGAATCGGAACGATTATCATGTTGATTTAATAAAAATGTTTTGGCTTGCCCGTAATTATCTGCCCATTCAAATCTATATAATCCCGACCAAGCTACAATTAACACATCATATTGATTTAAATAAAGTTCTTCAAGGCTTCTACGGAAAATACTGTGATTTGAGCTTCCTGGCTGTGCGATGTTTTTATAATTATGTAGTAGTAATTTGGGCCATGATTTTTGATTTTGACTTAATCCGTGCCCAAAAGTAATACTATCACCATTGACTAAAATCATTCTACTTTTTTCAGACCTGCTAACATTGATTTTAGTTTATTGCTGTCTACATTCGCTTGTATTTTTGATGACTCTTCTATTGGGCTTACACTACTACCAGTTTTAATTTGACTCAAGATATTAGTAGCACCAACACCACGCAGGCCACTTTCTTGTGCTTCTTCACCTGGATCAGTGATACGTAAGGTTTCTAAATCATACTCTAGATCTACTTTCATGCCCACACCTGAACTACTACGTGTTTTCATAAGTTGTAGTTGATAACGACCACGCTCACGCATAGCACGTGAAGTAAAGATACCAAACACATTATCTGCTGTGTTGATCTTACTCAACCCACCTGCGATATGGCTATGATCAAATTCAATTTCTTCTACAGCACCACGATTAAGTTGTGAAGCAGTGATCATCAAGATATTAAGTTCTTTGGCCAGATTACGCAGTTCTTCTGACACATATTTGTCTTTAACAAACAAGTCATTTGGGCTGACTTTAGCACTCACAGGCATGACCAAGTCCAAGTAGTCTACCATGATAAAGTCTAGTCGTATGCCTGTCTGTATCTGTAGTTCTTTTAGATAACTACGGATTTGATTTACGTTTGACTGTGCTGGCATGTATTTGATCTGTAGTACGCCAGATTTCTTACCAGTCATCTTAACTTTTATTTCAACTGTGTCCAAGTCTTTAAATACTTCTTTAGTTGACACATTAGCTACCATACTATCCATACGCATGGCACATAGGCCTTCACTTAATTCTAGTGTTAAGAATACACCATTGAGTCCTTGTGTTACCCAATTGATCGCTATGTTCTGCATGAATAATGATTTACCACTACCAGATCCACCTGCAAAGATATTAAGTTCTCCACGATTCATGCCACCAAATAATCTTTTATCAAGGGTGGGCCAGCCAGTGCTGACTTGTCCGTTGTTAGATTTAATCGCCATAAGTCTAGCACGTGGATCTAAGAAATAGTCTGTGCCCATGTCTTTGGTTAATGATATTTGAACCGCGTCTTTGATCAGTTTTTCTACAGGATCATAATCACCCTTTTCTAGCAAGTCTGCTGATTTAAGGATCGCACGTTCAAGTTCATTCCTGCGAGTAAAGCCCTCAAACTCTGCCATGAACCAACTGTAGTGATCTTCTGTCAGATCTGGTACACGTTTAAGATCGACACCTGTGACTGCCTTGACTTGTTCATGGGTGGGCATGGCTTTATGATCATCAGTGTGGGTTTTAATAAACTTGGCCACTTCACGTAGACTGCGATCAAAGTTTTCTGCATTATAGATGTTCTGTACACGCACATAACTCTGTGCGTCTTCTAGCATCATTTCTAAAAATAGTTTCTGTAGTTCTGGGGAATATTCTTTGCTCATATATTTAATTATACAGTTTCTTTTTCATTAGTTCAATCTTGAGTTTACTCGTCTGTTTAGCATCTAAGATAGTTTTCAACACAAATAATTTACCATATTTTACTACTGCTTCATTTACGTCTTTACAAGTTTCCAACCACACAGGGTAACTTACCGTCCACCCATATTCTATAGCATTATTGATCATCTTAGCACCAGCACGGTCTCGATCTGCTACTACGATCACTTCCTTACCTAGACTTTCTATAATGTCTGCTTGTGTTTCATTACATTCATTATTTAATACTGCTACACCATCTATACTCATGGCATCAAATGGTCCTTCACAGACTATGACAAACTTACTGTCTGGCAGTTGATTGTTTATATTAAAAACAAAGTTGGGTTCATAGTTGCTATAGTATTTTGGTTTAACTCCATCAGTGACAGCACGGGCAGTATAACCAATGGTCCGACCTTGCCAGATAAATGGAATGATTATTCTCTTGTGTAGATTATATTGTTCTTGCTTGGTTGCGTAAAACGCATATTTGGTTATGTCAATTTTGCGTGACACGCAATATTCCAATGCTGGATAGACATAGTCTAATGCGACCAAATTCACAGCATCATCTGGTAAGTCACGAGCTTTGAACTCAATCTTTTCTTCTTCAGCTTCAGCTTTTACCTCTTCTGGCACAACCAATTCTCTGACTCGTATAGCTTCGATAACTAATCGTTTGATGTCAATGTCATCTGCACCTAGCCATTTTAGTAGTTTACGGAATTTGAATGTTAAATGACGTCCAGGTTGATAGCTGGCTTTGAAATTACAGTTGAAGCAATGGAAAGACACGCTACCATCTGGGTTAGCAGTCAATCCACCACGGCCGCGGGTATCTGCACTCTCACCATTATGTGGGCAACAGGGTGCGTTGAAGCTGGTCCACCCACTTGGAGTTGTCTTCTTCTTAACGGGTAAGATTGATCGTATAAAGTCGCTTATGATATTCAGCATATACAATATTATACACTGAACTTTTGATTAGAACAAGAGTTTAATAACCAATCTAAAATAGGTTTGTTGTTGAAGTTGTTACTGTGCCCGTATTGCTATTGTCTAATGTTACATTAGCACACAGCATTAGGTATTTAGTGTTGGTTAGTTTCTATACCAAATACTATCAGCACTTCTATAGACATATCTGAATGAGCTGACTATGATATTTGCGCCAGTGAATGTTGGTTGCACTGTACCAGTGCCTGCCGTGATAGTAAGTTTAGCATTTGCACTGAATGTAGCTACTTGTCCATCTACTGCTCCTACTGGCATGTTGATCGTAGCAAATAATCCTGTGCTGGTCACCAACAAGATATTATCAGACACAGTAGAACTCAGCGTATATACCCAGTTGTTGGATACCGTGATGTAGTTGGGATTTGATATCAATACACCATCATAGGCGATATTACCTGTTGACGTCGCAAGCAATGATAGAGTTTGGACATTTGAATACGTTTGACTGTTCACGTAACTGGCCATGCTGGTATTGGCCAAGTTGATATAACCAATGATGCCTACGTTTGCTGTAGTCACTGAATTATCAACATAACCTTTTAGCCCAAGATTAGCTGAAACAACTCCAGCAGTTACGATAGTATTAGATAATGTTGTTCTGGCATTGGCCGCATCTGCTTGTAAGGTTGCTTGCTGTACGACATATCCAATGACACCAATATTAGCAGTTGATACTTTATTGTCTACGTAGCCAACCATAGCTATGTTAGCAGTATTAGCTGATGTATTTGCCGCAGTTACTTGGCTACCAATATATCCAATAATACCTATGTTTGCCGCACCTACTTGTCCTGATTGTATAGTATTCCCAAGATCGATATAGCCCTTGATACCTATGTTTGCCGCACTTATCTGTGCAGTTTGTATGGTATTACCTAGATCGATATAGCCCTTGATGCCAACGTTAGCAGTTGAAATTGCATTATCAACATAGCCTTTTAGTCCGAGATTAGCTGAGGTTATTCCTGCTGTGACTATGGTATTGCCTAGACCAATATAACCAATTATACCAACATTGGCTATGGTAATAAGTGATTGCTGTATGCTGTTAGCAAGATCGATATAGCCCTTGATACCTATGTTGGCTGTTGACACTTGATTGCCGATATAGCCTATGATACCTAAATTGGCTGCTGTGAGCTGTTGTGATTGTATAGTGTTACCGAGACTTATACTAGAGTTTACACTTGCGATGCTGGTTTCTAAACTATAGATATTGCCTTGCTGTATTTCTGCATTAGCTGCAAGATTTACAAATGCTGTATTAAGTGAATTTATCAGTGTAGACTGTGTTAATGCATTAGCCTGCCAGGCCACGTTGGCTGCATTGACCTGATTACCTATATACCCAATGATACCAATATTAGCTGTTGAAACTTTATTATCTACATAACCAATTATACCCAAGTTAGCCGCGGCCATTTGTGCAGACTGTATAGTATTTCCTAACCCAATATAACCAATGATACCTATATTAGATGCAGTGATGATTTCTGATTGGATAGTATTAGCACGATCGATATATCCAATAATTCCAATATTAGCTGTTGATACTTTATTATCAACATAGCCGACCATACCTAAGTTTGCTGATGCGATCTGTGCTGATTGTATACTATTTGCTAGCCCCACATAGCCAATGATACCAACATTGGAGGCTGAGACTTGTTGGCCAATATAGCCAATGATACCAATGTTAGCTGTTGATACTTTATCATCTACATACCCAACCATGCCTATGTTGGCGGCTGTGATAATCGCTGATTGTATACTGTTAGCAAGATTTACATAGCCAATCATGCCTACGTTGGCTGTATTAGGTGCAGAATTTGCAGCTGTGATCTGCCCATCAACATAGTTTTTCATAGAACTATTAGATGATGTGATGATTGCTGATTGTATAGTGTTGGCCAGATCAACGTAGCCTTTCATGCCAATATTAGCTGTACTGGGTGCTGAGTTGGCAGCGGTAATCTGACCATCAACATATCCTTTCATTAAAGTATTAGCTGTGGTAATATTGGCCTGACTCGCATAGGTCGTGGCTAATCCAACTACGTCTGCGATGGTTAATGTCACATTACCGGTACGTCCAGCTACTGAACTTACACTATTAGACAATGCATTTACGTTACTTTTAACAACAGCAAAATTATCGTTTATTGTGTCAAATGCAGTGCGTAACGGATCACCATCACCTGCTGATGGGCCTGTACCAATATTGACGTTAGATAGTATCATATTCGTTCTCTGTTATTTGTCTATTTATAGCTTATTTGTTTCATCATGCCGCAGATGTTACTAATTTCCAAGTTGGTGAAGCTTTAGTTCCACCATTGATGTATAATTTAG